CAAGTGACAAAGAATGAGAATAATGCGGCTAATACGCATCCAAAAGCGCGGCGGTGATGCCCACAGGGACTAGTGAGGCGTCGCGCACCATGAAGCGAGAAGCGGCGGGAGTGATACTGACGGTCAGCGTGGAGCTGATGTACACAGAATTGCCGTCTGGTACGGTGATCAGTGTCTTGCGATAGAGCGAGTAGTTGGCCGCAGCGCCAACGAGAACTTGTATGTTTGCTGTCACGAGCGTGGTCGTTCCAACACCTTGTACTGACTGGACGGTCAGCGCGTTGAGGGTAGAAGCCGCTGAAATGCCCGGTATATACTCCTCAAAGAGGTAGCGACCTGCGGCAAGCTTCACGACTATGTTGCCGGACGCGTTGTTGGTGATGGTGGCCAAGGCGGGTGCATTTTCGGCGAAAGCTGTTCGGCCTGCGCTACACACATCCATCCAACTAAGGGTGGTTGCGGCAGCGGTGTTTCGGGCGGCACAACACAGAACGTCTGAGCTAGTCGGCAGCTCACTCGGTGAGGAGAGAGCCACACGATACTTGACCCAAAGGTTTCCTAGTGTCGTGGTAACCGGAACACCCGCGGACACGGCTACAACAAGGCGGCCCGGGCTTGAAAGGCGGGGGTCGTCACCGCTAGAAGTGAACAGAGAGAGCGTGGACTTATCCAATTGGCATCTCAACACGGCTGGAACCCACGTGGACGTGGTGGTGTTTGAGCGATATGAATACAATGCACGCAGACCGTTCGTGTCTTGTGATGGAGCAGAGTCAGACGGATCGTTGTCAAAAGCGATCACAATTGACCCTGCGGTCGACGTGGACACAGCGGGTTGGTAGTGGAACTCAAGTGACTCGATGTCATATTTCTCGAATAGACGTGCCAGAGACTGCAACCTGGTGTTGACTAAGTCTGTGGCGTCGAGAGACATCAGGAACTCGTAGATCCGAGTTCCAGGGGTCACAACTGACGCACTGGTCAAGGCAGTTAGAAGGTCTGTGCCTTCAACAACTAGCTTGTCACCACGGCATGACATGCGGTGGGTGATGCGTAAGTTCTGGGTTCCTAGTGAGGCGGGGGCAGAAACGAGGTTTGCGGAAGCAGCAGCGGCAGCTGAACGGCGTGGTTCACGTGGTCCGTGAGTAGCCTCAAGCATGCCGGCAAAGGACTCGATTGATTTGGCGGAGCCGCAGATTCGGGACGTGGGGTTCTGAGCGCACCACGCCTTGTATGCGGCAAACACTGCAGCGCCACCGGCCAAGCCGTGTGTCGCCATGATGTTGCGGAAACGATCCATCGAGGTGTTTTGTTTTAGTGAGAAAAAGCCTTCGTCTAATATTTCTGACGGGGCAGCCAGCCTTCGCTGCCCATGCGGTATTTTGCTGTGCACCCCGCAGTGCGGTGCAGGTAACAGGCTACTTCTTCTCCGCCGCTTTCGGCGGGCCTGTTTTCCGTGGTCTGACCAACACCTTCCTGGTTGGGAGGTAGGCCGGCGGCTTCGGAATGCCACCTGTGGGGATGCCTACTTTTGGCAATCGCTCCTTCCCCTTCTGATCAACTGGAGCACCGAAAGCTTTGTGCGCTGCAGTGGCAGGGTTTGCTGCTTCACGGCGCTTGCCCTGCTTTACCGCTTGGTCGGTACTCTGCCCCACTGCTGGGACGAGATCTCCGGACTCAACAATGCTGGTTTTCCCAGGCGGTGCAGGTTTCGGTTCCATCAGGAGTGGGAGTTCCAAGAGCGAATAAACGCCCTCAGACCACAAGATCAACGGGTCCAGATTCAGGCCGGGTGCCTCTCGTTGCAGCCGGTCAGTCATCCAGGGTGCTTCGACGTTCGGGTACCGCTCGTTAACGGCAACCACCGCGTTATAGCCAAGCAGAACACCCTCACAAGTGTCAATCAACGTGGGTCTCACGGATTTGGCACGTTTAACCAACAGCGCAAGACCAGGAGTCTGTGCGTCGGTAAATGAGAGGGACAAGGCTTTCTCGAAAAATTTCTGTTCAGCAGTCAAGGACTCAGGCATGGACACAGTGACATGAAATTTTGAGAGTGCGCGCGGTATATCAGAGCAGGAATTCGGATCGCCGTGCCAAACGTAAGGGCCATACCAACGAGCAAGGAAGTCTACGGCATTCTCGCCGCGTTTGACTTTGTTAATCTCAAGGAGTTGACCGTAACGCTTGGCTGCGTTTTCGTACTTGTCCGTGTCCACGTCAGCTGTGAGACCGTCATCACCGCCATAGAGGCCCAGCGCGTCCCAAGCCTCTTGGCTGGACATACCGCAATCACGCAATGCTGCATAAGCTATAAATGCATTGACAACAGTGTTAAATAGGGCGGTTTCCGGAGAGCCGGACAACCTAGCCCACAAACTGTCGTAGCGTACCCCATGTGTGGTTGACGCTCGGATGTGGTGTTGGGTCGAAAGCAGATGTGCGATCCTGGCGTGGTGCTCAGGAGCGAAGAAGCGGAGGGCGAACATCCTCTCCAACTGTCTCATCATCTCTCCGACCCTACCGTCCATACGGCTGAAGTCGGTGAGAAGGACGTAAAACGCCGCTCGCTTACACAGATCAGCCACCCTCTGCGCGATGTCCGCGGGGGAACGGCTGAAAGCATACCATGTGCAATGCGTAACGACATGATCCGCCATAGAGTAGGTAAACTTGGAGTACTCAGACTTGTCATGAACATTGATGGTCGAAATGACGCGTGGGTCCTTCGGGGCCCGGCCACTCTCTTTCTTCAGGAAAGAGGACACTTTACGCTTACCATACGCTTCACCAGAAGCTTGTGCGCGAAGAGCCTGTTGGCTGGGGCGAGCTTGACGCTCAGCAACCTCATCATCGTCAGTGGGGTGCCCTATGTACGGCACAGGGACCATCAGCTTGACAAAATCCTCCATGTAACCAATGTCCTTGGGAAGCGGCTTCGGTGCGTCGGTCTTTTGAAGATCAATCACACGCGCTCGGACCGCCCAGGCCTCATTATGGTAACAGTTGTTGGGAGAGAAAGATTCGTGGATCATTGGGGTCGCAAAGGCTACCATAGACGGTTTAGAGTCCAGGTTGCCAAAATTTGCCTCATAACCCCGAACCGCCGAGTGCGCTGGGTACACAGTTTGGCCTACCGTGCGCGCATTCTTAGCGGCCTCGCGATGATATTCCACGAGGTTTGTCGCATCCACCATGAGTCCATTACGAGCGTCCTCTGAAATCCAGGTAGCCACAGCATGAATCGACAGCTCAGTCTTAGAGACCCGAGCGGCGACAGCAATAGCATTGTCAACCTGTTCAGTGACAGTTGTCTCAGTAAGTGCACCCACCAATCCAGTGGAAACGACCACATCATCACTCCGAATGATGCGCAGACGAGAGTGTTTGCCTGTGTTGACGGTCATCCTCCTGAGGGGCTGAGCCTCTAGAGTACGCGCAAAGTAGTTGGAAGGCCACGACCAGGATGATTGGGGAATGAGTGCCACCAAAGAACGGTGCTCACCCAGATCCAATTTCTCCACCTGGTATATGACACTTCTGGCCCAACCATCGACGCGAATGATGTCCACGTTCCAATCCCAGAGGGGGTGCTTATAGCATCCAGATCCCGCCAGGTGCCACTCCACTTCGTTCGAAGCCGTAAAGCTGAACGCCGCTTCAAGTGAGCGGCCCGCGACAGCCTGAGGTGTTATAGTGTAAAGGACCACTATGTTATCAGGGTGGGCGAGGAGGAATTTTGGCATATCAACGTAGAAGTCAACATCCACCATGGCAATGACGCTCGATTCAGTAAGGCCGTCGTCTCGACGGTCAACTGCGACGTCTTTCGCCCATAACCAGTCTCGGTGGCCATCCCGGCCCCGGCGTTGATCAGTAACGCTCTGCTGGTAATAATAGGGTGATTTGCCAATTAACGCGCAAAGATGCTGTATCATTGCGGTTGCCGCTGAGCGATGAGCTGCAGCAAGCGGGTGTGCGTTCGTAGACTTACTAGAACTACAAACGGGCAACAGCAACATGCGAAAACCATCGCGCACCATGGACATTGTGTCTCGGTGGGTGCGACGAATCATCCAGGTTAACACTCTAAGGGTTAACTCGGTCGAGACTTCGCGCACGTTCTCAGGCGCGCGGCTCAACTTTTCGAGAAATCCGATGAAATGAATCAGCGTGTGTCGTGGCGGGGTTATACCCAATCGCCGACATCGTTTGGCGTAAGCCAGAGCGGCGAGTAACAACACGGGGACGAGGGTGAGGGAGAGTTCGTACATGAGGCTGGCTAGTTTTCTTGAACTAGCAGAAATCTGGTTATAGTCGGCGAAATTTGCCTTGTAGAAATAGTTTTACCCAATCAGGTTGATAGGGCAAGTTATTCCAGTCAAATCCAACAAGGTAGATTGTGGTAAGCTGGTGATAAGTAACTAGAAGGCTGAGAGTCGGCTCCAGGAAGTGAAAATAACAAATCGAGAAGAAAGAACCAGAGTCAC